CTCTCTACAAGATAGTCTATCGGTTAAATGATGTAAAACATCTCCATCTAAAAAAATAGCTACATGATTTAAACCAGGAGATCCAATAGACATCAATAAAGCATCACCATTCATAGTTTTTTCATCTGGTCTAAGTTCTCTAAAGCCAGTTCTCCATGCACAACTTTCAAATAAAGGATTAAGAATAAACTCTTCTGGTGTTGTTGGTCTATTCCAATCTTTTAATTCAATATTTTTTTCTTCTTTATACCAATCTCTAACTAAACTCCAACAATCAGTCACACCCCAAACCCAAGGTCTACCCAATAAAGATGGTTTATATCCACATGGTTCACAATATCCCCATTGTTCTGTTTTTGGATTAACAATATGCCACGGAAGTTTACTTTGTTCACAACTAATTTTATCTGCCTGACTAGGAACAGGTGGTGTTACAGGGTGACTATGAACAACGGCTGTTATCTCTCCTGTGTTATCTGCTTTTACATAATCTTCTGGATCAATAATAAAACATTGATGATCTGTCATTGAAAGATTACGACAAGGAAAGTATTTTTCTTTTCCTCGAATATTTAATAACAAACCGCATGACTCTTTAGGATCTTGGTTTTTCGCATGAACAAGTGCTTCTTCTTTCCAATTCATGCTATAAACGTACCAATCGAAGGAAACTCTGTTCTAGTACATTGTCTTTTGGGTGCTCTTATACCAGCAAGATCAAATACTGCTGCAAGTTCGAATTGTACAACTTCTCTATTTTCTGATGATTTTCTATCTATTTTGTAAATTTCTTGAGGAAATTCTGCGGTAGGGTCTGGTGTTCCTAATGGATTTACCTGTTGAGATGTGGTTGTCGTTGTCTCTTGAGTCGTTGTATTTGGATCGTTCATCGTAATTGTATTACCCATTCCATTACCATGAACTGTGCAATAATATCTCAAATCATTTGGAGCAGAAGGATATGCTGGCTGATAGGTTACAGTAGCTCCTGCGTTTCCAGCAGTTCCAGATACAGTTGTTGTCTGTGCTCCTCCAGCATCAGATTTTATTGCTAAAGGGTGTCCACTATTTGTAGCATCTGATTGGTCAAAGATATATGTAGATCCTCTTTTCATAGTAATAACAGGATTGTTTACACCATTAATTCTAAAAATATTTCCGCTTCCAGGATTATGAACTGTAACCGTATAAGTTACAGTTTCGGCATCAGCAGTATCTGCAATAGTTTCTGTTGTTGTAGTGCTTGTTGTTGTTACTGGAAAATTAACAGCATCGAGATAACGTGCCAAAGTTCTAATTCTGGTCACAGTAGCCCCTGTCAAATCATTTCCTGTTGTTACCTGATTAACATTTAACAAGATAGCTGTAATAGTTCCAAGGGCATTACTGACTGTCAAAGTAGGCCTGGGAAGTTGACCTTTTTTAAAAGCAAAACCTTCTGCTTGTATTGGCATTTTTAAATATTGATTACCAGCCCAAATAATGTCTCCATTAGCATTTAAACTCGTTCCATTATGGAATCTATAGGTCTGTGCAGATCCATGCAAAGTTGCATCAGTAGTTAAAGTAAATAATTCAATTATTGCTGAAGGATTGATCTTTTGTAGATCAGTAATAATCGGAGCAGTGCTCATGGTTCAAATACTTCTCTAAATGTTGTTTGAATCGTTGCCCTATTATTATATGGTATAGATTTTGACCAATTTTCGCAAACAAATTTTTGTGCAGAAGTTTCTCCAGGTGCTTCAAAATCAAAGCTGGCACTGTCGTTTGCACGGGCATCAAGGAAGGTTTCTATTTCATCTGCTTCTACTTCAGAAACTTCAAATGTAAAGTTATAAGTTTTTGGATTTTGGTGTTCTGCTAATCCAAATAATATTCTATGCTCAAAACCATCAGCAAAACGAACTGTTCTAGTTAAAGGAGCAGATTTTTTTTGCTGACCATAAATAGGCTTGATCGAGGGAAATGTAGCCATTATGCAAGTAATCCTCCTGGTCTTTGTTGCTGTATTATTTCAGATTGTACTGCAACTGATATAAGACGGCCAAGCTCTCTTCCATCTCTTTCGTTTCCTTCAACAGAAGAACCAGAAGCATCTACATTTACTACAATACTTGTTGAACCTCCCATATCTGAATTAGGAACTATTCTTCCTCCTGTGTTTGGAACAAACATCTCAGGTCCACGTTCTCCAACCATATAACTTTTTCCTGTACTAACAGGGCCACCATTTGCTCTGAAAAACCGTGAGTTAGGAAATAAACTACCCAAGAGGGCATTAACACCAAAGCTAATTAATTGTCTGGATATTTCACTAAATACGCTACGAGCAACATCTCCTAAAGTTTTTGTTCCATCTATAGCACCTTGAATAGCATCTACCAATCCACTTTCTATGGTATCTCCAATGCTACTGTATAAATCTCTTACTTTTTCTGCATTTTCAACAAGTCGTTTTGCCTCTGTATTTTCATCAATAAGTTGTTTTATATTTATTTCTCCATTTTCTATTTTCTTCAATTCTGCTTCGGAAGCTGATTCTTTAAATTCTGCAATTTGTTTTTCTAATTCTGCCTGTTCAAATCCTACCTCTAATATTCTTTCATAGTGTTCTGTCTGTTTTACAAGTTTTTCTAACTTAGTTTTTTCTAAATTAATATCGAAAGGATTTCCACTTCCAGTTCCATCTGTAGTCTGTGGAACTCCTAAAAAGTTTGGTAAATTCTTTTGTACTATTTTTTTAGATTCTTCATTTAAAACTCTGTAATACTCTTCTGCTGCTACACCTTCAGTAGCATCAAAAAATCTACCACCCATAAATTGATTAGGATTTACTTTTCTGGCTGCTAATGTTGCCTTTTTCTCTGCCTCTCTAAATGCTGCTTGGTCTAAATCTCTTGCCTTCTTTCTTATTCTTTGCATACCTACAGAGTCTACAAATTTCTTCGCTAAATCAATAATTGCTACAAATGCAGGAGCTAAATCAGCTTGGAAGGATAACACCATTTTTGCAACTGCGTCATCTAATTCATCGAAAGAACTATCTAGTTTTTTAAGATTATCTACACCTAATGTTCCTATAGTTGCTGCAAATTCTTTTTGTACTAATTCTAGTGCTTCAGTTTTTCTTCCTGCTTTTATTAGTGCCTCTACCTGTCTTTCTGTAGACTCACTTACCTTAAATCCTGCGTCTTTTAATTTTTGTAAACCTTCTGTTGGATCTTTTAAGGCATTTCCCACCTCTCTTGCACTATTGGCAAATTGTGTTGCCGAAGATGCTAAAGCTGTGGCAGCAATAGATCCTGCAAATCCACCGCCAGGACTTGCTGCCTCTCCCAACGCACCACCAATTAAACCAGGTATAGCTTGTGTTATGCCTCCACCAAATAACAAAGGAAAACCACCACCAATAGCAGCACTTTTGATAACGCTTCCTACACGCTTACCGGCTAGTAACTTTTGTCGTTCTCGTTCCTTACGAAGACGTTTTTCTTCTGCTACTCTTAACTTTGCTAAACGTAAGTTTTCAGCATCTTTTAAATTTAATAACTGTGCTTCATTTACTAAGTTTTTTGCAGTTCTAAACTTTCCCTTCGCTACTAAATCTTCAGCTTGCCTTAACTTGGCTCGTCTTTTATCTGTATTTAAACCGAATCTATCCAGTTCATTTAATTTATTTCTAGTGGTTTCAATAGATTTTAATACTGTTAGCTCTCTACCTCTTTTAAATATTGGATCTTTTTCGTTTTTTCTCTTGGCTTCTTTCGTAAACCTTTCTAATTTTTTCTTTAACGTGTTAAGTTCTTGCTCAAAATTCTGAGCATTTAGCTTTATATTTACTTCGTAAATTGCCTCGGCCATTTAACGTGCTCGTTTTGTTTGTGCTTCTTTTCTTATTTTGTCATATTCTGCCTTTTCTCGCTCACTTTTTATTTCTAAATATGAACTCCAATAAATTAACTCTTCGTGAGTTACCTTTTCTCTAAACTCCTGGATCGTATAACCTAGCTTTTCACACAAGAAAAACTGTAGATATAAATAGTTATCTTCATTCAGATGTGCTTTTTGAGTTTACGGTATCTACCTCCTCCGCAGCACCTTGAATTTTAAACATAATATCTGTCAAAACTGATAAAGGTATTTCTCGTCTAAGGCTCGCACGATCAGCTTCACTAAATAGTTTTTTACCTTCTTTATCTTCAGCTTTGTTTATTAAAACTTGTAAGGCATATTCTAAATTATCAGTTTCATTAGCCTTGTTCATCGCATGAAGAGTTTGATAAATAGTGTCTCTATCTGCAATAGTTAGTGGTTTCCAGTATATTTCTAGAATTACCACTCCTTCTTTTTTAATAATGTAACGGCTTACGTTATCAACGCAAAATGCTTCTTTTAGCTTGTCAATAGCTCTTTTGTCAGCCATAAATTAATTTATTTGTACTACTATAATATACCTTAATATCTTTACTTTGTCTTGAATCCAGCCGATTGAAAACCCATATTTATGTCATTATTTACAAACCCGTCATGTGCTAAATATACTTTTATCCAGTTAGGGTTTTGATCTCTTGAGGTTAGTGTATGACCTTTTCTCCCTTTAGTGCCTTTTTTATGTTGCTCATAAGTTACTGGATTTCCTGCTGTGTCAGGCATAGTTGCTCCTGGTCTGTTTATTGCAAATCCAGCGTATGATGCTTTGTTTCCTATGTAAATAATATTACTTAAAGAAGTCCTTATTACTTCTGGTCTACCTGGAACTTTATTTGTTTGAACAGGGTAAAAAGTCTGATCCATAGGTGTACCACCATCTCCACCAGAAACTCTTTGAGCCTTACTGCCTGGAGGGTTACAGTCCACAGCATTGTTGTTTGGTCTGTCATTGAATTGACTAGGTAATTGTTTATCTCTATCTTCTTTAAATCTCGAAGAGTCTGTAGGCTGCACTGGACTTGTTGATACAACCCAACTTTGAGCAAAATGTCCTGTCCACCACGGACCAGCACTTTGTAAACCAAATATCATGTGTGAGGCAGATTCGGCTAAAGCTGTTTCAACCTTTTCTTTTATGTCATCAGGTAATTGAGTTATAGGTCGTACTTTTCTAGCCATTTGCACTAAAGTTACAGCTTACTACACTTAAAAAGTGACTATCAGCCTCAGTTATTACTGATGTTGGTCCTACTATTTGAGTAACTCTTGGAGTGCATGAAAAAGTATCTGTATAATTAGAAGCATTAACAGAAGTAAGACCTGTAATTACCGATTCTGATATTGCAGATGCTACAGCAGATCCTTTATGGGGAGGTGTCATTACACCACATCTAACTGAACCTTGATAATAAGTTTGGGCTGCTCCTTGAGGTTGTGCAGTGGCTTGAGTAAAGTTAATATTTACCATTACATATTTTTTATTTTTTCCTGGAGTTGTGAAAGGCATATTATCAAATACAACTGTAACTGTATTATCAGCATTAGTTACTGCCGTTTTTATAGCTGTTTCTATGGCTGCTCTAGCATTTACTAATGTCATTAAAAAACAATCCTCAAACGAAATAAGTACTCTTGACCACCCTTTAATGTTCTTATATCCATGATTTTAGCAAACCTAGTCGAACCAGAAAAAGTAAGTGATATTTCGTCTTGTAGAACAGGTTGACTATTGCCTATTTGATCTGGAGTAATATATAGCCTAGCTGTGTTTTCTTGAAAACCGCTTTCCTCATCTGAGTCTACAAATTCTATAGGTGCCTTTATTGTGTAGCTTACATCAGTTGTTGTTAATGCTCCTGTAGATGGATTATAAACGGGAGAGGTTTTTCTAATATAAGTAATTTCTGTATCTAATGAGTCTCCTAATTGAGAAACTACCTGTTTGGCTACATTTTTTAGTATTGAATCTAATTGTCCTGCCATTATCCTCTAACCGCCCGTAGTTGAAAACTTCCTGCTCCACCTAACATATATGCTCCAAGATAACTTTGCAGCCAGGGGTAAACATCTAAAATATTATTTATAGATCCAGTTCCTTGACTTGCAGTATTGTATTTAACTTGAATATCCCCTAGTTTTACTTCTTCAAAATTTCCATCTTTTCCTGTGGTTCCTGTAATAGCATCAGTATCATTTGCCAATGCCCTGGCTAGTTCATATTGTGCATATTTAATGGGATTAGGAATTTTAGAACAAGCTAATTCAACACCATCTACCTGATAATTATTTCTTGGAAACTTCAATGCCTGTCCATCATC